GAGGGACTCATCATCCGCAACAAGACGGGTCTCTACCAGCTCGCAGCTCGCTCCAAGGACCTTCAGAAGTTCAAGGAGTTTGAGGATGCCGAGTTCACGGTCGTGGAGTTCACAGACGGAGAGGGATCCGAGAAGGGGCTTGTCATCTGGGTCTGCGAGACCGAGGACAAGAAGAAGTTCAGCGTGCGCCCTCGCGGAACTCACGATGAGCGTGCCGAGCTCTTCAACGACGCCGAGTCATACGTCGGCAAGAAGCTCACGGTGCGCTACCAGGAGCTCACAGAGGACGGGATCCCGCGCTTCCCAGTCGGCATCGCCTTCCGGGACTACGAGTAGGCAGCCAGACCACAACAAATACAATTTTTAACTTTTACCCGCTTAAAGGTAAGGATGGTACATACAGTAGCGAGAATGTCTGACCATATGTACGTAATCAAGCGCAACGGCGATCGCGTTCCTGTCTCCTTCAACGAGGTCCTCACTCGCATTCAGAAGCTTGCGGAGGGGCTTGCACATGTCAACCCTGATTTGGTCGCACAGAAGGTCTGCAATCAAATTCAGGACGAGATCAAGACGTCTGAGCTGGACGAGTTTGCTGCCGAGACGTGTGCCATGATGCAGGCGCGCTACCACCCGAATTATGGTAAGCTGGCTGCCCGCCTAGTGATTGACAACCACCACAAGAACACGCCTGTTCGTCTGATTGATTCGGCACAGGTGCTTTTTGACGAGGGCATTGCGTCCGAGTCCTATTACTGCGTGGCGCAGGATCTGGAGCTTGAGTCAATGATTGACTACTCCCGGGATTTCATGTTTGACTATTTTGGCTACAAGACGCTGGAGCGGGGATACCTTCTGAAGCGTCGCGACGGCCGCACATGGGAGCGACCGCAGCATATGTGGATGCGGGTGTCCATTCAGCTTCACGGCAGTGACCTTGCGCGTGTCAAGGAGACCTACGATGCCTTGTCGCAGGGGTATTTCATTCACGCCACGCCGACCCTGTTCAACTCGGGAACACAGCATCCTCAGCTGAGCTCGTGCTTTCTGGTCCACATGCAGGATGACAGCATCAAGGGCATCTACGATACGCTGGGTGAGTGTGCGCAGATCTCCAAGTGGGCGGGCGGCATTGGTCTGAGCGTCCACAACATTCGGGCTCGTGATGCCGAGATCAAGGGCACCAACGGGAAGTCTACGGGTCTGACGCCGATGCTGAAGGTGTTCAATGACACGGCCAAGTATGTCAACCAGGGAGGAAAGCGCAATGGGTCGTTTGCGGTGTATCTGGAGCCGTGGCATGCCGACATTGAGGAGTTTTTGCGTCTGAAGCTGAACACGGGCAACGACGATGAGCGTGCGCGTGATCTGTTCTATGGACTGTGGATCCCCGATCTGTTTATGCAGCGTGTTGAGCAGGATGGGTATTGGTCCATGTTCAGTCCCGACACCTGTCCTGGACTGTCAGATTGCTGGGGCGATGCGTTCACGGAGCTCTATTGTGAGTATGAGCGCAAGAACCTCGCCATGCGAGAGATCCCTGCTAAGAAATTGTGGCAGATGATAGTAGATGCCCAAATTCAGACTGGCGGGCCGTATCTGCTGTACAAGGACGCGTGTAATGCCAAGTCCAACCAGCAGAACCTCGGAACCATCAAGTCTTCCAACTTGTGCACCGAGATCATTGAGTTCACCTCCCCCGAAGAGACGGCGGTCTGCAACCTCGGGTCTTTGGCTCTCCCCAAGTTCGTTGAGCGGAGCTACGCCCATGACGGAGAGTACCGCTTCAACTTTGAGTTGCTTCGCAAGTATACGACCATCTTGGCTCGCAACTTGGATCTTGTCATTGACAAGACCTATTATCCGACCGAGAAGTGCAAAACCTCCAACCTCCGCCACCGTCCCATTGGAATCGGAATTCAGGGTCTCGCAGATGTGTTTGCCATGCTCCGTCTGCCTTGGTCGTCCGAGGGTGCCGCGAAGCTGAACCGAGAGATCTTTGAGAACATCTACTTTGCTGCAGCAACCGAGAGTATGCTTCGCTCGTCCGTGGACGATTGGCGGGGTCTTCCGCTGATTGGAAACAACTCATACTCAAGTTTTGATGGGTCGCCTGTCAGCCAAGGCAAGCTACAGTACCATCTGTGGGGTGAGACGCCGATCACGACCTATCTCAACTGGGGAATGCTCGCCAAGATGTGCACGGGTGGAATGCGGAACTCTTTGCTGATTGCCCCCATGCCAACTGCATCCACGTCGCAGATTCTGGGCAACAACGAGTGCTTTGAGCCCTTCACGTCCAACCTGTATTCTCGCCGTGTCCTGTCTGGTGAGTTTATGGTTGTCAACAAGTATCTTGTGGAGGACCTAGTTGCCTTGGGGTTGTGGACGTCGGATGTGCGCACGCAGATCATTGCCAACAACGGGTCCATTCAGACAATGCTTGAGCTTCCTGCCGAAATGCGCGAGCTGTACAAGACGGTCTGGGAGATCCCTATGAAGACGCTTATCAACATGGCTCGGGACCGTGCTCCCTTCATTTGCCAATCGCAATCCCTCAACCTGTTCCTCGCTGAGCCGACTCCATCCAAGGTGTCGTCCATGCACTTTTATGCATGGAAGACAGGACTGAAGACCGGATGTTATTATCTGCGTACAAAGGCCGCTGCGAAGGCTCAGCAGTTTACTGTGGAGCCTCCTTCCTGCGTTACTTGCTCAGCTTGATAAATTGTATGCCGCCTAAGAATAAACAAATGAGCACAGCAAGACTCTATGGAGGTAATCCTCCGCTGTCGCCGGCCCCTGTGGCCCCTGTGGTGGGTGGTCGCCGTCGCCGTCGCCGCATGAGCAAGGCCACGCGCAGAATGCTGCGCATGATGAAGATGAGGGGTGGTGTTGAGGATCCGATGCCGACTGTGGCTCCGGCGCCGGTCGTGGTGCCGCCCGTGGCGGCGGTGCCGCCGGTGGAGTCAGCCCCTCCGCCGCCCGCCGCCCAAGAGGAACAGGGTGGTCGTCGTAGCCGCCGCCGTAGCCGCCGTCACCGTAGCCGCAGCCACCGTTACCGTGCGGGGCTGTTTGCGTAGACACTGGCGGCGCGCTGGATCTCCCTGAAGAGATAGCCGTGCTGAAATTCAGCACTTAGCACTGTTCTAGCAAATTCCATGGCATTTGTTGCAATTTCCTTTGCCTTGTCATCGTTCATCACCAACCATTCAATTTTTTCCTTCAGGTCCGACAAGTCATACTGAATTGGAACATAGTGAACCATTGGTTTCAGGTACTTACGGAACCACCAGTCATTGTCAGGATGTGTTATCATTAATGGTACAGATCCTGATGCAAAGACCCACTGTTGAGCAGAGGCAATGCAGTTGCCGTCAAGAATGAGAATATACTTGTGTTGAACGTGAACATCCAAGCCTCGGCTCTCGTCGTAGAACCGAGTATCCTGCGGATAGACTAGTCTTCCCATATGTGCGTGATCCATGCATTGGTCGCGCGTGAGTTTTGCATCTGCGTGGGGAAAGTCATACAATTCCCATACCGTCCTTGTTCGTGGAGTTGGCGCAACTCCACCCGACAAGCAGCCGCGCCAAAAAGCAATTGGCTTTCGTTCTTCCCACGCAGGAAGTGCAGTTCTAGACGAGACAACATCGCATGCTCCCCTTGTAAATGTTTCATCGTCCAAGGGCATCAACACCGCGCGTGGATCGGCAAAGGCACGTGTGCACAGAATACCGACAATCGTATTGTTCTCGGGAATACACCGCTCAAACTCGTCAGGGCTTTTAAGAGCGATTGACTGATCAGGATTGGATGAATATCCATCGGCCATTGTCAGAACAAACGTCAATGCCGGATCAAGTCCTTGAATATAGGTCTTCATCGTGCGAACAATGGCTCCATCTGAATGACAGTAGGAAAACCCGCCCGCCCACGCCCAGTCATGATATTCAGTGTACCTGTCAAAGATGAACTGTTTGAGGGGCATTGTTGTTTAGATAGACTGACCGATCTCTGTAACTAACGTAAAGAGTTCGTCAGAAAACCCGTAGTGGCACCCGTTGGGCTCAGCCATCGGAGGGGCCTTGCGAGAGGACGTATTCTTCTTGTGAATCAGGCTGACAATCACATCCTGAGGAGAGAGCTCGCGACACTGCTGCTCACGTCCGCGAATAAATCCACCGCCCTCAGCGATCTGCTGATCCGGAAACCGACCGGCCTCCCAAAATGCCCATGTGAAGCAAAGAGTAGCTTCCGAAACCCGCTCGCACATTGGAAGCTTGATCGGAGGCACATTCATGAAGGACTTCTTTTCGTGAATGTCATAGCACGGGATCACAGTGGAAAAGAGACACTCCTTCTTGGGTTCCGCAAGCATGTGCGCAACACGAGACAGAAGGCTGTTGCTTGGGTAGACATCATCATCGTCCATATTCACAAGAATGTCATGCGACGCATAGGTCACGGCAAGGTTCCGCTTTGCTCCGATTGTCATGGGTTCATCTACGAGTACATACACAACGTTCTTCATGTCGGAGACCAAGTCCTTGATCTGATCCGTTCCGTCGTCCACGATGATCCACTCAATCTTCTCTGCAGGGTACGTCTGCGCAATCAGACCATACTTGACAAGCGGAATGAAGGCACGGCGATCACGAGTGATGGTAATGACGGAGATGGGAGGCAGGTCCTGTTCCTTGGGAAGCATTGATTGCAGGGAGTAGGTCTCAAGACCAGCCGCGATCTCCTTGATTGCTTTCTCAATGACAACCAAGAATTTCTGATGACGGCTTTCGTAGCGCTCACGATTTTCACGGCTCTCAGACCGAAGCTGGTGGTGATCCATATTGGCGTACATTTCAAGTGCATCCACCAAGGAACCGACATCCACGTCCTCCAATACACCCAAACATTCTGGGTGAGGAACTGATTTCGAAGTTGACACCCACAGAGCCTTGTGAGTCAGCTCGCGAAATGGCTCAATGACACTCAGCAGAAGGACGCACTCAGCCGACATACCCTCGTTGACCGCGTGGCAGAATCCCTCGGCAGCAGACGTACAGATCAGAAGACCACAGTCTGCCATCAGCTGGTCATAGTCCTTCTCCGACATGCGCTGGTCGTGAACCACAAACTTGGAGGCAACGAATTCAGGGATCTTGGGAACCTGAATATCGTAGTACACCAACTCAACCACGGGGAGCTTGGCAAACAGCTCGGGGTTCGTCTGCTTGATTCGCATGTAGGCTTGAACAATTGGCTTGGGGTGGCGCCACATATTCTTGCCAACCGGCACCAGTGCGCGGGAATAGTCCTTCTTCTCAGGGACCGTCTTATCAACCGATGTCCAGCTAATGTATCGTGTCTTTCCCCACGAAGCAAAAAGCTTCTCCGCTTCACGTGTCTTGACCCAGATTTCGTCTACCATCTTGCCATAGGGCTCCCACGCCTTCTGAGTCCACTCGGGGTGAGGAACCCACACATTCTTTGCGGCAAACTGAAACAGCGCAGGATTGATGGACTCAACGAAAAAATTGATCTCTGCCTCTTCGCATTGAGGGTGAAAATGAGGAACGTGACGGATAACCGTCCCCTTCCCCAATGTATGGAAAATCATTCCATGCAGGATATGAATGTCCTGAGCCAAGCCCAGTGAATTTGTATTGCCAATGATGTTGACTCTCATTTCCTTAGTTAGAGACTGCGCTTTGTAAACTTCTTTGACGAACGCCGTTTGCACGTGCGAGCATGTCCATTGACCAACCGCTTCCAGCACGCAACATCACGAGGGGCTGAATGTGTGAAGTTCACAAGCCGATCACGAAACCAAACCGGAGCCCCAATAGAAATATACGATGCAGTTGGGGCTGTGCTAATCGCGGGCCGATGTACCTTGCTAAGCTCTTTGCAGGTCGCTACCATCTCTGCTGACCCGAAGCAATAGGTCTTGTCGGTTGGATCCATTCGGTAGGCCCGGTCATCAACTTCCCATGTCGTTCCATTCCACGCAAAGGAGTCGACGGGACGAAACAGATCAAGCCCGCTGTCCCACATAAACCATCGCCCTTCTTGAAGGAACACCCGATCTTGATAGCGAACCAGCATTACTGGATGGTTAGATTTAGATAGAAAATGTCAAACGAAGAATAATGTCAGGATGCGTATATCTTCTTCAAAACACAGTTAATGGGAAAGTATAATGTTTCCTTAGCACATTTAGGTCACATTCAACGTTTCAGGCCTTAAAAAAATGAACGCAATTCCCCGGTCCTCGTGCCATAAATGCTTGTCATTACAGGGCGCTCAATGGGAGCAGGGAAATCTTGAATATCCTTTCGGTAGTACTTGTAGGCTTCAATCTCTACCAGGATGTTGTTTGCGCACCACCCAATCACACGATTGTTCAGCAGAGTAAGCTCCTCAGACACACGAGTGGGGTCGTTCTGCGCATACTGAAGGTAGTAGGACCGCATGACCGTCTTCAGATCAGCGTCGTTTTGGCGCCCAATGACGTAGCGCTTGGCACCGCTCATCATCAGCACGGCACTCGCAATCTCCTGCTGAAGATTTTCTACATTTGCCTCACTGAAATAAGTGGTGTTCAGAGGCGTTGCTTCGTGGCGATACTGCATCTGCTCGGCTACACGAGACGGAACGACATAGGGCTCCTGCGATGTCAGTCTAAACGGCGGCAGAGTAGACTTTTCTTCGCTTGCTACGGCAGGAAGGCGACCCGTGTGCTTGGGCGCATTCGGAATGGCGGTCTGGGTGTAAAAGTCAGACAGAGAGGTTGCGTATGTGCCAACAAGGGGAGAACTCATTGCTCTGTTACAAGACAATCTTTCCTCCGATTGCCCCTGTGTCCGGTTGGAGGACGTCCAACTCAAGCGTGTAGACTGGCTGGAGCGACGCATTCATAAACTCAAGATTGGACCCAACGAGCGAGTTTGGCTCCAAGATGGTATAGGTTGCGTTGGATGCACCTGTTCCATATCCGTCAATTGACTGGGGGTAAAGTGGAGTGACCGATCCTTGGTCACCAACCGCAAAGAAGTTTGGAATTGAAAATCCGTTGTAAGAAGAGACATATGGGGTTGTATGGGGCTGTGCGGGATCTGCAGATTCCCTTGGACCATAAATACCATTGGCATCCGGAACATAATCAAGCAAGGCGAGAACGGTAAAGGTTCCAGTGAGCAATGCCCGAACAAAGTTCTGCTTATCTGTATTCTGCACCGCAAGATACGATGACTTCATCATGTTGGAAATGGTGGGCCCATAAAACACAACACGGTCGCCGACACGTATCTCATTTCCACTGAAGTACTGACGGTTTGGCGTAAAGCAATTGATATACATTCCATTTGAATCTGTCTGCATGAGAGAGACGGACAGCGTATCGGTATGAATAAAGATATTGCCAATTGGATCCGATACGCTTACCTGAATGCGCTGAAGATTGGTAATTGGGCTTTGAAGGCGCAGCGCCTCTTCGCCCCACGGCTCATAGTCAAACTGCTGAACACCCAATCCGTTTGCTGTGAATGTCTGCTGCTGACGCTGTTTCTGCGTCATGACAGAGAAGGATCTGCGAGTCGGCTCGTTGCCACCTACATACTGTCCAAAGTACTCGCTGAGGTAGAGCATTAAGTAGGGATACGTGGAGAACGTAGAGAAGGTTGTGTTTGCCAAAGTGGCCTGAATATTTGAAGAGATTGTCGTGAGTGTACCGTCGGGATTGGGAACCAACGGAATCTCCGAGAACTGTCGCTGCGGCATAACTGCACGCACAAGCCGAAGTGAAGCCACGTTGCAGGGTGTGAATACACTGCCAAATCCCGACCCGGAGGCGGCAATGGTGTATCCCGTGTCAAAGGCAATAAAGTTGCCGCTGGGAAGACTGGAGTTGTAGCCCGGATACGATACATTTGACAGTGACCATCCAGATACATTGGGAGCACCCGGCAAGGGGGCCGGTAGCGCCTGCTGCTGGTCGGCAAAGGTTGGAATAAATGGGTTGTTCGTGTAGACCGCCGGGTTGCTTCCTCCTGTGTTCTGTGTCCCGAAGGTAAAGATCAAATTTGAAAAAGGATTTGGCTGCTTGACCCAGTCTCGCTGCGAGGCATCCATAACGACATATCTCTTCACAGCCTTGGTCGCGGGGGACTCTTGGACGATCGCTGCATCTGAGTGAGACCCCTCAGGCTGCCCAGTATACGTATACGAAGAGACAGGTGGCGTATTTGAAAAAGGTTCTACAGTTGTAAATCCACGAGTGGCTTGCATTTGGACACGAGGATCAAAGGAGTAGTTTGTTCTTGAGCTCTTGTCCTGCTGAATAAGCAGGTCTAGGTAATTGCTCATGCTCTTCTTATTATACATGCTCTAAATCTGCGAGCCACATCTTCTCCGCATTGGTCGCCTCCAAACGCGCGATCTCTGCCAGCAAGTCCTCCATGTCCTTCTCGTGCTTGGCCACCTTCTCGGCCGTGAAGGCCGACACCGGCAGGCGCATGATGTACTCGTAGCTTCCGTCAATGTGCGGATACTCGTGCTCACCCAAGATCTTGTTGCACTCTTCAAGCGTCTTCTTCTTCAGCACAACCTTGGGCTCATCCTGAATCTGATCGCGAATGAACCGGACCACGTTCTTGTGGTAGGGGAGCTTCTCATTCAGTGTCTTGATCTGGTAGGCCCGACGTGTCTCGTAGAGGTTGATGCGGACTGTCCAGAACTCGCAGAGAATGTCCGTCAGCGTCTCATACTTGGTGATGACACCCTCGGAATTGAAGGCGTGCATGTTGGTCGTACGAACCTTCTCCGTCAGCGACTTGACTAGTGCCTTCTCGTCAATCCCCTTGATCCGAATGTTGATCTGCTGATCCGTGGACGTGTCGGTGAAGTCCTTGATACGGCCCTCGGCCAGCTCCTTCTCCAGCCACTCGCGGTAGTCGGCCGTCCAAGTTCCAGGCGGGAGCTCGGTCACCACAAACTCAGGAACCCCGTGGGTTCCGGCATCCTTCTCCTTCTTGAACACACCGACCACGCCATCCTCAGTATATGTGCCCTTGAACCCCTCAAAGTACGGCACCAATGGCGGATCGCTCTTCAGCGGACGCTCTGTCCTGATCTTGGAGATCAACTTCTTCTTGATGACAGCCGGGTCGCACGGCGGAATGTAGGTAGAATACCCCGTGCCAATGCCACGCGAACCATTGACCAGCAGCATCGGCAGAACCGGCGCATACCACTCAGGCTCCACCGGCAGCCCATCATCGTCACGATACTTCAGCACCGCAAAGTCCTCCTCCGGAACCAGCTTGCGAATACGAGGCTGGAGATACGTGTGAATGTAACGAGGCGACGCTGCATCCTTGCCACCCTGGATGCGGGTACCGAACTGTCCCTGCGGAACCAGCCATGGGATATTGTTGGATCCCATGAAATCCTGCGCCATACCCACGATGGTCTCGTTCAGTGACGCCTCACCATGGTGGTAGCCTGTGTGTTCGGACACGTACCCCGCAAACTGCGCAACCCTGATCTCCTGTGTGAGATTTCGCTTGAAGGCTGCATACAGAATCTTCCGCTGCGACGTTTTCAGTCCGTCCATCACATTCGGAATAGACCGCTCCAGATTGTAGTAGCTGAAGTGGATCAGGTCCTTGTGAATGAAATCATCATAGGGCACTCGGTTTCCCGTCGGAATCAGTGCCGTACGATCGTAGCCCTTCAGCCACTCCTTGCGATCGTCTGCTCGCTGCTTGTTGAAGGCCAGGTCAATGGACTTGTCGGCCTTGTCATCGTAATCAAAGCGAACTGCATTCACCTTGCTGAAGTAGTCCTTCGCCTCATCGCGCGTGGACGTACCCAATCCCTTGTAGTACTTCACCTTCCACGCTCCAGCTTTGCCTCCGCTCGTGGCCCCCGCTCCCTCACCTGCACGCCACTGCTCATACTCGTACTGCGAGTAGAAGATCCTATTTTCCACGTCGCCCTTGGCTCCTCCACGTGCCCTCGTTGCCTTGACAATCGGCGTGGCCATGTAGGTCAGAAACCCCGGAATGGCAATGAGCTCGTGCCAAAGCTCGTGAAACAGATTGATCAGCAGACCGCGAATATGGCTGCCATCCAAATCCTGGTCGGTCATGATCATCACGGACCCGTAGCGCAGGTCCTTCACGTCCGTATACTTCTTGCCTGACGTCAGGCCAATGATCTTCTTCAGCTCCGCAATCTCCTTCGTGTGCTCCACCTTGGCGTCGCTCGTGTCCTTCACATTCAGGACCTTGCCCTTGAGCGGATAGACACCAAAGAACTTGCGCTGCTCCTGGCTCAGACCGGACAATGCCATGGCCTTGGCTGAATCACCCTCCGTCAGAATCAGCGTGCACTTGGCTGAGTCCTTTGTGCCGGCCATGACTGCATCGTCCAGCTTGGGAATGCCCGTGATACGGCTCTGCTTCTTGCCGTCCGTCTTGGAATTCTCCTTGGCATCCTTGGCAGACTGGGCCTCCAACAGCTTTGGCACAATTGCCAACTTGGACACCACCTTCTTCAGCGTATCGTCGGACAGCTTGAAGCTGGACCCAAACGCACCCGCCTTGGTGGTCAGTGTCTCCTTGGTTTGGCTGGTGAAGCTCGGGTTCTCAATCATAGAAGTCACAAACACCGCCAGATTGTCACGCACCATACCCGGCTTGACCTTGACCTTCTTCTTGGTCTCCAGGTACTCCACGATATGCGCAACCACCTGATTTGTCACACCGTCCACGTGCGTGCCGCCCTTTGACGTCCAAATACCATTGACAAAGGACATGGCAAACTGCTTGTCCGTCGGACTGTCGGCAATGGCCACGTGCCAGCGCTCATTCGGAGTCTCGTAGACAACCGGATCGCACCCAAACGCCTTGGCATACTCCGTCAAGTTCTTGCACTTGACCGCCGTTCCGTTCCAAGAGACCTTGACCTCCTTGCCCAGTGTCATGGCTAGGTCCCACACACGGCGCTCAATGAGGTGCTGCATTCCAGCGTCAATCTCCGTCATACCGAACCGAGCAAAGTCCGGCGTCCACTCCACACAGACGCTCGACTTCTGCTTGGACGCCTTCACGATCGGCTTTCCCACCTCCGTCATGTTGTTCTTGAAGGTCTGGGTATAGATCAGGCTGCGGGGCTGATCCACAATCGTCACCACCATCTGCTTCGCAAAGATGTTCACCAGCTTCACACCGTAGCCATTCTTACCACCCACAAGCTTCTTCTCGTTCTTGTCGTAGTTCGTGGACGTCAGCAACTCTCCAAAGATCATCTGTGGAATCCAGGTCTTGTGCTCCGGGTGCTCCGCCACATCAATCGGCTCGCCATCGTTCTTGATACCGAACGCCTGGGGGGTGCACGTGATCTCAATGGTCTTCACTGGGTTCGTGGATTGGCGACTCCGCAGCCGCACCACCTGGTCATGAGCATTCACCAGCAGCTCATCCACTAGCTTGTAGAAGCCAGGGTTGAAGGCAATCTCTGTAGACGTGAAGTTGTCTCCATCCCGAACGAACACTTCGTCGGGTGCAGTTGTCACACTGCCAATGTAGGTGTCGGGAAGGTCGAGGATGTGCTCACGGTGCGTCTTGCGCTGGTATGCGGAGGAAAGGTCTGCCATCTTGGTACAGTCTGTTTGTTTGGCACAGTGGCTTCCATTTTGAACTTTCAGTCAGTCAACTTAGAGAAGACAATGCCTCCACGAAAACAGCTTCCCGAAGCCCCAGTGATTTTTTCATTGAGACTTCCATCGGAAGGAAACCTTCCAGTCCCAGCTGGAAGCACCACGAATTTTGTAGATGTGACCCAGTGTGCGTGGTCTGAGCCCACGCAAACGACCACAGAGTATTCCACCATTCTGTCTACCGTGGAAACCTCTCGTGTTGCCGAGCGCTTCAACACGGAGACCATGAAGACGATCCTTAGTCGCACTCGGTCTCCTTCCTATGGAGCGACAACGGCATGTATGTGGTGCTGCCATCCCTTTCCGTGGAAGGCAACTGTTCTTCCGCTGAGCTACGATGCATATGAGAACATGCATCTGTGCGAAGGGTATTTCTGTTCGCCCGAGTGCGCACTGGCGTATCTCTACAATGACGTCTCGCTGTCTGACATTACACGCTGGAACCGTCACGCACTCCTGTCGGATCTCTATCGGGCCCTGTATGCCAACAAGGTACTGACTCCGGCTCCTCATCGGCATCTGCTTCGAATGTTTGGTGGTCCTCTAGACATTGAGCAGTTTCGGGAGTATGTTGCGAACTCGGAGGACATGGTGGCCATTCAGCTGCCGCCGCTCCGCCTGCACGTTCCGTCTATGAACGTTCAGGGCCCAATCCGCGATGTCAAGAAGTTTGTGTCCCTCTCGCAAGATACAGTGGACAAAGCGTCCAAAGAACTCCGCTTGCGGCGCACCAAGCCTGTTCACCAGACGGGCTCTACGTTAGACAAGTGTATTACATCGTATGGCATTGTATAAAAGATGCAGTTCAATGAATTGGTCAAGACCCAAATGATGCTCCAAATGCCTGCTACAAAGAATCCGTTGATGAATATGTTGGCTCTCAATGTATTTGATATCGGAGTACGTACGTTTCCCACGTGGTCGGCGTGGGCGTCGGCATTTTGCTGTCCCCGCAGACCACGGGGACTCAAGGAGGCACCCATGTCTGCACTGAAGACCCCTCGGGCGTCGATTACCTGCGAACGAGGTGTCCAAGCGCAGCCCAATTCAAACCGCCCAGCAACACAGACAATGTATTCGGGACGTATGGATGCAGTGGTCTTCTTTGTGACCACCCTTCCGGCCATGAAGAGCTTGTTAGCCGTGACAAATCACGACTACCTGCCGAACGAGTTTGAGCCAGTCTGCCTGGACAATGATGTATATTTTGAACTGAACGACCTGAAGATCACGGATGGCGCGCCCGAGATTATCAAGTTCAAGCTCTATTGCTACGAGCACGACGTTCAGCACCTTCAAACATTCGTAGACAATTGCAACGCAGACTACGAGCGCAGAATGGCGAACAAGCTGGGTGCTCACCGCTACTACTTTGATCAGATGGTCCAAACCAAGACCAAGGGCACGATACAGAATCCGCTGCCGACGACGCACCTGGTCTACACCAAGACCAAGTTTGTGACCACCCGCACGTTTGAGAATGTGTTCTTTGAACAGCGCAAGCAGGTCAAGGATCGTGTTCACTTCTTTCTGGAGCACCGTGATTGGTATGAGAAGAAGGGTATTCCGTATACACTGGGGTTCATGTTTCACGGTCCTCCGGGTACAGGCAAGACATCCAGTATCAAGGCGATTGCCCATGCAGGTCGTCGGCATATTGTGAACATCCAGCTCTCCGAGATCAAGACCAAGCAGCAGCTTCAACACCTCTTCTTCAATGACGAGCTCTACGTGTTCAATGGTGTGAATACGGAGAAATACACAATCCCGATTGCCGAACGCCTGTATGTGATTGAGGACATTGATGCCATGGGCGACGTGGTTCTGCGTCGTGAGTGGAAGAAGCCAGTGGTGGAGGAGCCCAAAAAGAAGGACGAAGATCCTTTTGACCGGAAGGGCGATGAGAAGGAGACGTTTGACTTGTCCTTTCTCTTGAACCTGCTGGATGGAACCCTGGAAGCCAATGGCCGTATCATTGCCTTTTCCTCAAACTACCCCGAGCGGATTGACAAAGCGCTCATTCGTCCGGGCCGCGTGGATATGATTGTTCACTTTAAGAACTGCAGTCGTGCAGTGCTGAAAGAGATGGTGAATGCATTCTATGAGAAGGATGTCGCGATCCCTGACGATGCCAGTTTGGACGACAAGTGGTCGCCAGCGGAAGCCGTTCGGATTCTGTTTCAGAACTTTGGAGACCCCGATGCTGCGGTGGCCGAACTGATTAGCCTGAACCCCAAAGGACTGTACGGCATTGAGGACTCTACAAATCTTCCTGAGATTGTGTAATGGCGCGTCGGAACACGGAGTGGATTCTTGTCGCAGTCTTGATTGTCATTGCGATCGCCTACTACTCGCGCGAACACATTTCAAATCCCCCGTATGGTCTTCGGGGTGCGCCTGGACGTCCCGGAAAAGATGGCGCCCCGGGACCGGCAGGACCGGCAGGACCGGCAGGACCACCGGGACCCCCTGGGCCACCGGGACCTGCGGGGCCCGCAGGAACCTCTTCAACACCCGCTCCTGTTCCACCGCATGCGTTCTCCGCTTTTGAACGCGGCGATACGTCAAATGGTCCGACTCAAGAGCAAATAGATGCTCTTATTGAGCTTAATCGGGGAAGCGGTCCCGGTGGCCCAGGGGGTCGCGCAGGAACCTCTTCAACACCACTTGTGAGCGCACCGTCTGAATATCGGACTATAACCAATAAGGCCTGCAATCAGGATAGTGACTGTTCCACGACTATATCCGGAGCATCTGCAAAATGTTTTGTAGATGCTAGATCTTTATCGCCAACTCAAATGGCGAACCTTAGACAAGCTGCGCCTTGGGATGGGCGAGGCGATCCCCCTTACGCAGCGATTAACTCTTTCTTGGCAACTCTTACGGGTATAAAGGGAGTTTGCCACATAAATAGACTAGCGACGATAGAAAAACAAGGAGAAACCTGCCCAACCGGATATAGCGAAAATACATTCACCCCCGACCTTTGCAATATTATTATGGATTAGGCACAGCGCTTGTGAATGTCCAGTAGCAGAAGGATATAGTTCCAAATTGCCGTCTTGTTCTGCTCACCCATTCTCGCCCAGTATCCCTTGAGCTTCTGAATGACATTCTCCATGGTGTTGTCCGGATCCAGTGAATCAAAAGTGTGGTCCATGAAGAATTTTTCATCTCGCGAGCGAAGGATCTCTTCGTAGGGCAAGACGTGCTTGCCAAACTCCGACAGCACCAGTCCAGGGTTCATTCTCCGGACTAGAGCCACACCGGAATCATAAGCAGGGAAGTCTTCATCATTCGGAAAGACCCGAATAAGCTCCCCCATGAACTCGTGGAACTGGCTGAAGAAAGCATCCATAAAAATCTTCTTGGACATTCTACTTTATACTTGAATAGAATGTGTAAGCTTACTGACGCACAGGACCGGCGAACTCGGCGTCACGCTGCTTTTGCATTTGTTCCATTCGGGATGCCAGGTCGCCATTGCGTCCTTCCTTGTTCCCTTCATAGCTTTGCTTGGTCTCCGGCTCCTGACTAGGGGGCGTATACTGAGTATTTCCAATGTACGTGTAGTGAAGCTCGTCAGATACGAACTTTGAAGGCGCCGCCCAGTCCGAATACATGTCCGAGAAACCCGATCCAGCAAAGGACCACTCTTGAATGCCTTCGTTGCCACCCTTCACACTCAGCTTGGATCCTGTCGGCTGCTGGGCGGCCACCTGAGGCTGCTGCTGAGTCGGCACTTCCCGACGAGACGTCACTGGCTTGGCAATGTAGGCGTAGATGTCCTTGCCAATGTACACATCCTTCGTCTCGGGATTGTAGAGAGTAGGCACGCTCTTCAGAAACGGCGGAAGCTCGGCTCGGCTCTTACCATCAATAGAATACATGCGGCACAAGGTTTCCTTCTTCAGACCCTTGAGCGTCTGAATGATCTGCTGAGAGTGGGAGCAGCGCGGACTATAGAAGAGGATTGGCTGGTTGTTCATCTCGTTGCTGTTTGCCCTGAAAAAAACGGATAAGGTATAACGAAAGACAGACTAGATACAATGGAGCGTTCATCTATTTCTTTGAACGGCAACCGCCTCGACGTCGAGTTCAAGAACGTCCCCGTCGCATTTGTCAATGGTCTTCGGCGCATTCTGCTGTCTGAGATTCCGACAGTTGTCATCAACAATGTGCAGATTCTGGACAACTCAACCAAGATGATTCACGAAATGCTGCGTCATCGTGTGGAGATGCTTCCGGTCAATGTAAAGCCCGAGGAGGCGGCGATCATTCGGGATACAAAGATCGAGCTGAGGTTTCTTCCGCCGGCCACGCCCGATCTGACTCGCAAGGAGGTTGTGGAGGTGACAACGGACGACTTTGTGGTGGATGGTCCTCGCAAGAATGTTCTTCTGAAGGACCGTGATCTGGACGAGCCGCTGTTCTTCATGAACCTCCAGCCTTCGGAGTCTATTCACGTGAAGGCGTCGCTGGCCGTAGAGACAAAGGGCGCATCGCAGGTCTGCGTGGCAACCTTCAAGAACCACATTGATCCGGAGCGGGCTAAGCTGGACAAGGATACGTATGTGGCGCCAGCGGGCGACGACGAGACGGCGCGCGCAGAGCTGGCAAAGATCTTTGACAACTTTGAGATCCAGCGTTCCTACTCCGTGGACGACCAGGGCCGTCCATTCTGGTTTGACTTTGCCGTGGAGAGCATTGGCGTCATTCCAGCAAAGGAGCTGCTTGCCCGGGCCGCTACGGTCTACAAGAAGAAGATTGAGGACTGGTGTGCGAATCCCATTCTGCGAGAGGAGGACAATTGGTATTCAGTGGAGACGGAGGAGGAGGGACATACTCTTGGAGCACTGGCACAGATCCTCATCTACGGACAGGGGATCAACTATGTCTCCTACCGTATCGTGCATCCTCTTCTGCCCAAGATGATCGTCCGTTTCAATACAAAGACGGAGCCGGAGAAGGTCATTGCAAAGTTCAAGGAAGAGGCGGTGGCGCTTTGTGAAACCATTCTCAAGTCAGTATAATGACTGCTTCGGAGGAAGAGGTAAAACAGTTCTTCAAAACCACACGAGAGGACTCGGAGGCAAACTGGGGCGACCTGAACGCCCGTGAGGAAGAAAAGGAGAGGGAGTTTTCTGAACGGGACTTTTTGAAGTTTACGCTGGCCGAGTTTGTCGTGGTGGAAGAGCTGGAGTATGACGAGACGATTCAGCGGCCCGAAGCAATTCGTTTCTACACTCTGGATGAACAGGTGAGCGATGCATATGAAAAGCTGGTTCCAAAGGGGCGGACCACCAAGTTTCAGATGGAGGTTCTTCGGAAGGAAGCTGAGCGTCTTCGTGAGTTGTACCTGGATCACATTGTGCCCACAGCAGACACCTATCTTCTGCGCGAACCTGAGTACGGAAAGCGACTGAGCTGGATTCACCCAGTCTACGAATCTGCTGAGCTTGACGCATACAGTATAGACGCATCGTGGGCACCCCTGTTTGATGACGCACATGTGCGCCTTCCCAATTTTTACCGTAGAATGCTTGCGGCTCTTCCGTCGCCCTACGTCGTCACGGCGGGTGTGTCCTATTCTATCAAGACCCCGACAGAGTTCGTGGATGCAGATGGACTGTCTCCTCTTCGCGCACTTCCTACTTTTTACTATCCCCGTACCCAACGGCACGAAGATGGACGGTTTGATGTACTGCCTGTGCCAATGGCCAACACTGCAGATGACCTGTCCTTCATAGGATATTACGCAGAGAAGCGACCCCTTCCTCTGCCCAACCCTTTACCGGAGCATCCCTTTCTGAAGTCCAGCGCGGCGACAATGATTGAGACCACTGCGCCTCTGTCGGACGTCGTCCCTTCGTTGGATGCCATTCTAACCCACGCAGTTCCCGTGACGACAGATCCCTATGGCGAAGGCATGAAGTATCTGCGCGTGTACGATGTAGAGCTCTCAGACATTCCATGGAGCTCGTGGAAATCTCGGTTTCCGCCGGCTGAGATGGTCGCTCCGAGGGAGTCTATCAAACTTGAGTTCCCAACGCCAAGGGGTGATAAGCCGTCTGAGAACCTTCTGAAATACTATGATGAGTACTTTCCTGCCTTGTCGTCTCGCCAGTGGTTGATGGATCAGATGGACGGTGGAGAGCTGGTTGTTCATATGCTCATGTCAAAGTCAGGGTTGAACGGGACGGTCGCCATGTCACCGGGCGCAGACGGTGACTTTGAGTATCCGGCTACAACCCTACGAGAGTGCGACCTGGAGGGGCTGGATTTTCGTGACTTTTCCATACGGGGCGTTCTTCGCAGGACGTGGGGTGCAAAGGATAAGATTACATACCAGTGCGTGCCGCTTGAACTGATCAAACAAGAGCGGAAGCGGGAAGGATACAAGAACCGCAAACAGTGGATGGAAAAGACTCACGAAGTCATCTTAGAGGACTATGTCAAGGCACTCGTGAGCAATCGCCCTCTGAAGCCGTTCATTCCCAAGGAGGCAAAGCTCCAGTCTGCGCCTGTGCGTGAGGTGTCTCAGCTTCGCCACGAGATTCTGGTTGTGTTGGGAGACACTCAGCGCTTGCCCGAGGACAAGCTTCGTGACATTACCGATCTTGTCAGCGGCGCTGTCTTGGATAAGAGCGTATTCGTGGATTCCAAGGGCCTCTTCTTGGTCTGCCTTCACACACTGTCTATTCTGCTGGGCGACCTGGCAGCCGACAAACGGACGTTTTACGACAATTGGACGGCCAAAGTTGACGGGTTTCGGGTCTGTAAGTTTTGTGGAGAACATGTGAATTCCGATGTGCTGGAGAACCAGGAAGAGTTTACCGATGACGGCCACGTGATTCGCCATGCCGACGCACTTGAAGTGAAGTCATTTGATGGACGCGGAGCCATGGATCAAGTGAAGACACTCTCTCAGCTCAGGGATCTGTTTGATTTTTCCAGGTCCTCGGACGAGGTGTTTTTCATGTTGATTTCGCTCCTGTATGTTGTTCCTGAAGTTGATCAGCTTTTGCCAATTCTGACAATGGGACGGTCACTGGCAGCTAAGCTGGACACGGTCAAGGTAGACGGCGGTACAGTGGGCATTGCTCAGGCCGTACTGCTGCTTCAATCGCATGTGCCGGCCCTTGTGCCTCGCCGATCGTTCAGTAGCAAGCCGCTAACACTGAAAGGATATCCTCGTGATGCACCCACGGCGGCAGGATATACAATTATAGACAGCATGATGATGGTTCTTTCCAAGACACTTGAAGCCTACCCCACCTCGTTCAAGGGGTCCAGCGCAACCACAATGCGATCTGTTCTGAATGCGCCTAGCAAGGTAAAGGATTTGGTTGTCAAATGCATCACCACTCTTCTCAAGGGAAAGGACACGGGTCCTATGCTTGAAGCTGCGTTAGTGAAGGCCGCGGCTGCTCGTCCGGCCGAAGAACCGACCAAGCCATCTACGATGCTTCCCGGGACGCTGGTGGTGCCGGCAAAGGAAATGTTTGGTCGTGTGAAGACGCTTCCTGACTGCCCGACAACACGTGCGTATTGGACCAGTGTTCGCCCTCCCCGTGTCAAGCAACCGGAAGTCTCTTTGCGTGAAGGCATCTCTCACTTTACGCGAGAGGGATCCTTGAAAACAAAGATCGTAGAAAAGTCCGTGTCTGTTCGGACTTCTCTCAAGCCTGTACCTGTCAAGGAACGCGGCGTTGCAGATCGGCTGAAGATGGGAAAGGAAGGAGCGTCGGAGGACTGGCACACGAACGTACTGATTGCCACCTACCTTGCCAGCACGTTTGAGCTGCCCTCTCCAGTGCAGACACTTGACCCAACGCAAAAGGCCGACGATCTGCGTGACATCACAAAGGGATACGTATTTGAGCTTCTCAAGGAAATCAACAAGGATCCCCTGACCAAGACAAGGCTGAGCGAACTGAAAAAGAACGACATCACTCTTCTTCTGCTCTTTGCCGACGTTGAAAAGTCTAAGAATATCACCAACACGCTCAAGGCAAAGGAGCGCTACAGTGTAACGGAGACCCTTCGTAGAATGTCGGATGCCGACCGTGAAATTACAAAGGATCTCATGGACCGCGGCTTGGCACCCTATATCATCACTACCCGCGATCGGCTGTTTTTTGCACGTGAAGTGGGAGAGCAAGAGGAGGACGATACAGAAATCGGTGTAGGCCGGACGGTGGATGAGGACGATCAGGATTTACAACTGCTGCCTGCAGACCAAGACATGTCCACACGAGGTCAGTATGGCGACTTTGGTGGATCCAATGCAGCCTCCGCAAACATCTACGAGGGCATTCTGGGCAATGACTTTGAACGGGAAGACGGACAAGTTTAAACGAGGGGTGCCGGTAAAGAATAATGAACCTGCTTAGTATTTGGCTTGTGCACCCTGGTGACCGTGAGGACGACCGCATTGATTTCATCCGTGGCGACCGTGCAACCGAGACGATGCGTGTCCGGTATGCACCTGGCGATTCGGTGTCCGGAACGGCATACACCTTCATTCTCACCCGCTCGGGAGTTCGTCGCTACCTTGGCAACATGTTCCGGTCTCTTCAGATGGATCTTGATCCGTGGGAGAAGATTCAGATCTCGCCGATCACGGGCCCGAGCATCCTCTTTCACGTCACCGATCTCGGAACTGCCGAGGAGATCATCATGGACACGATCGACGGTCTTCTGTATACGGATGTGAACCGCGAGTAAAACGAACACTCTACATACAAAGAAACAGACTTCATGCTGACCATTCATGGATACCAACGCACAAAAACCGCAAATGATCCTTCTATCAAGAAGGCACTTACGGTCAAACCCTTCTCTCTCATCAACCCCCACGCTGTTCCCCGATACCCAGTGTATCACGAAGACAAGCAGTATCTCTACCTTCCCAAGCACTACGGGATTGACAAATACGGAGAGGTTCCAACCACACGAGATGTCGCCGAGACTCCCGCCGTGCACTGGACCTTTGCTGGATCCATCCGTCCTGCGCAACGCCCCGTCGTGGACTCCTTCTTGCTTCCCAAACCCCATGATGGAATCATCTCTCTCCACACGGGGGGCGGAAAGACGGTCTGTGCGCTGTATATCGCCTCTCAACTACGCCTTCCTACGTTGGTCATTGTTCACAACACCTTCCTTCGTGACCAATGGGAGGATCGCATCAAATCCTTTCTTCCGAAGGCGAGAATCGGACGGGTCCAAGCGGACGTATGCGATGTGGCCGATCGCGACGTTGTGATTGTTATGCTCCAAACCCTTTCCATGAAGGAACTAAACATCAATGTATTCAACCCGATTGGGCTGGTCATCGTGGACGAGTGCCATCATATCGCGTCTGAGGTATTCGTGCAGGCACTACCGAAGGTCACTTCTAGATATATGCTGGGGCTGTCTGCAACGCCGGATCGGAAGGATAAACTAATGTACGTGATCCATTGGTTCCTTGGTCCGTTGCTGTACAAGTCGGATACGGGTGACTCGGTGGACACTAAGGTTCGCGTAGAGGTGTTTCCCTATGTGAACGACGATCCTGAGTTCAATGCAGTTGTGTTGAGTTCGCAGGGATTCGTATCGGTTCCAATTATGGTCAACAAGCTAACTGCGTGTGTCGACCGGACGGAGTGGCTGTGTCGGATCCTTGAGGATGTCTGTGAGGAAGGCCGTCAGGTGCTGGTGTTGTCGGATCGTGTGGACCATTGCAAGGACATCTTGGAGGGATTGTCACCTGAAGTCCGAGAAACAGCTTGCATTCTGTCGCAAAAGGTCTCGTCAGCCAAGCGGACTGAGTACTGTGCAGACAAGACCATCTTGATTGCCACGTATTCCATGTGCAAAGAGGGATTTGATGTCCCTACCTTGAACACGTTAGTTATGGCTACACCTCGGCCGGACATTGACCAAATTGTTGGGCGCATTCTGCGAGTGGAGAAGTCCGTTCGCAAAGTCCATCCCCTGATTATTGACATTGTGGATCCTCAGTTCCGCCGTCAATTTGGAGCACGAAACTCACTGTATCGCAAACGAAACTATACAGTGGTTAAGATGTCTTTGCCTGGGCGACCGGCACCACCGCCTTCGCCACCACCAGAGGTTTCGGGACCGAACCCATTTTCGGCGGAGGCTCCAGAGGACTGACCATGTTGCCCAGCTCATTCGCCGAATCCACGAAGATCTCAATCTTGTTGAGTCCGTTCGTCTCCTCTGGCTTGGAGATGTCCATGTATTTTTCCATCTGCCTAGAAAAGTCATGCGTGATGGACGTCGGAATCAGCGGGCTCAGCTCGGCCAGACGGTCGTACTGGTCCTTAACATACTTCAGGAAATCACCCGGCTGCATGCGCTGCTCACGGGGCAGACGCATCTCTACGTTGATGAAGCGGTAGAGCTTTGCGTAGTGGATCGCCGACATACGGTGACCCTCCGCGCGCTTGGCCCACCCAAAGTAGGTGCCAATGGTATTCAGAATACCGATTGTCAGAGACGCAACACCCAGCGCGGTCGCGGCAAGCTGTGCGTTCCCCGCGAACAGACTGGACGAGCCAGCGTTCAGAAAGGCAACCGCACCTGATCCCACAATAACCGGCAGATCAATGTACGTCTTGCGGCGAGCAAAAATGCTCTCCGCACGCTTATGCATAATGCTAAGTCCGTTCGCCTTTTCGCCTGTCTGAGCAAAGTAGTCCTCCAGTGTGATGGTCCAACTCACGTTCTGGCCAATGTCGGTGGCTCCTGAATCTCCCATTTGATTTTAAACGCAGAATACAATGTTGTGGCCGCCTAAGTACTACCGAGGATTGTCCACGCGTCGCAAATCGCAGCGTCGCCGTGAGATCACCCGCAGGTCAAAGATGTCGTGGAAGGACCCGAAAGCCTACCGTCCATTTGCCACGGACCGGGGAGCCACCCAACGCAAGCCGTCCTCCTACACAACACGTTTTCATGCCAAGTATCCGGGCGTGACAGGTATTCCTGCCATCGCCAAGGCCACGGGGGTGTCGGCGGGCACCCTTCGCAAGGTGTACAATCGTGGATTGGCCGCCTGGCGCACAGGTCATCGCCCCGGTGCCTCGCAGGAGGCGTGGGGTATGGCCCGAGTCTACTCTTTTGTGCTCCATGGCAAAACGTGGAGAACGGCCGATAAAGATTTAGCAGGGAAGTAATAATGAGTCGCTCGTTCACTGTGCTCCCTCAGCGTAGTGGTGGCGCGAGTACACCCACAATGGCAGACAGTTTCATGATTATGGGTGCAACGTATCAAGCATCGTCGACATCCAACAAGTCCTTCTATTCCCATGATGGAATCACATGGACGTCTCACATGTATCCGTCGGCGGTCCAGGGTCAAGTATTGCCGATCTGGAATGGACAGTACTGGCTATTCGTTGCAAACGGGGTCGTGGGTATGTCGTCGGATGGCATTAAATTTACATTGAGGACTGTTTCTGGAATTAACTACCCGAGAACAAAGTCAGGCATCTCTTGGAATGGAAGGATGTGGGTGGTTGTCCCGGACCAGCAGGGTGCGCCTTGGTACTCGTATGATGGTATCACCTGGACTCAAGTGTCACCCTTTCCTGCAAACAACGGGTTAAACTGCGTTGGATGGGGTAAGGACAAATTTATCATCGGCGGAAACTGCGGTGGAAACCCAAACATGTTTTACTCATACGATGGTATTAAATGGGTCTCACTCGGAAGTCCTCTTGGAAATGGTGGTAATTGGACATTTCTCATACAGTATACTGGAACCCTCTGGCTTGGCACTGGTCGTTACATGAGCTTCATGACGTCGCCTGACGGGTTCACATGGTCAAATGGTGTTAGCGTTGCTGGTGATACGAACGCACCCTATCAGATGGAGATAAATGGACAGTACATAGTCACCGGACAAAACGGGAGCCCTGCATCCAGCAACGGTGGACTCACGTGGTCGCTAAGCAACACAACACCAGGCAACACTGGGTCGTGCATTCCCTCTTGGAATGGAAACGCGTGGTATATTGGAGTTTGGAACGGTAGTAACGCTGTCAATGTTCACAGCGCAACCGATATAAACTCAACGTGGACAAAGACGGGATCTATATCGTTTGTGAGTGACATGCAAAATCAAGTCAATATCTCTATAAGTGCCCGTCGTTTACACATTCCTAATGCATCTACTTCCCCTGCACTCTATCAAGGCGCACTCTCATCTCTTCCAATTATCAGCAACGTTGTACAGCCATTCGTACAATACGGAACAGCAACAGGGTCAGGCGCCACCGGAACTGTGGCCGTCACTATCCCAGCAGCATATACAACCTCAAACTCATATGTGGTTCAGGTGACAATGCGCGATGCTCCCACCGCTCAGTTGTATGCGACGCCAACCGCATCAAACGCCTTTACAATTGGATGGAGTTCGGCGGGATCGGGCACCCAGACGATCATGTGGACGTCATTTGGAACCTGAACGCAGTGACGTATGGTAACTAAGAAGAAATCATCTCCCCCATCATAATAATGCAGTTTGACTATCGTGGAACCATTGTGAACCAGAGCCAGCCCGTCAAGGTTCTGCGCAAGCTTACCAAGATCTTGACGATTGATTCCGTTGACCGCGACACGGGCCTGTTTTCTAGGGTCAATGGTGGCGCAACCTCATCGGATGCCGGCGATTATGTTGTGTACCTTCCCCGTGTGTACGAGAAGATCACGAAGATCTCTGTTCTGTCTGCGACGATTCAGGCACCCGTTGTCCTGTCCACGGCGGCCACAACCATCGGATTCCAGCCCACCGATACCTACATTCTGCTTGGATTGGAGGGACTGAACCGCAAGGACGAGACGGCCCCTGGTGCCGACCGATCTGGACACGTGGACTCGTGGTTTGCAAAGTTTACAAATGATATTGGCATGGCGGCGGGAGGTGTGACGCTTGCCGGAGCAGCCGGAAGCGGTGGAGGGTTGTCTAGCGGAACCGCTACAACGTACACGACCATCATTCCCCATGGGTTTACGGTTGGACAAACAGTGTGTGTCACGGGCACAACGAATACTCTTCACAATGTTGCGTTTGTACAGGTTTCGTCGGTCCCCACTGCATCCACATTTACGATCACCAATACGGTTGCAAACGGACAAGCTTCGTCTGGAGGAACAGCATTCATCTCCGGTACGCTCAACTATAACAATAACCTCTACGACAACCAATCTGTAGAGTATTCTCCTCCCATCGCCCGTCTCCAGCGTATCCATGTGACTCTGCGCCGCCACTTGCCGCCTGCAAGTGTGGGTACAACGACTCCTCTGGGAGCACCCATTGTATTCGGTGCCTCACAGAACAGTTTTACGTTTGAGATTGAGTATCTGGACAATGGATTTGATGACTTCTCAACTATGCAGACCCGCCTGGGACCTAACGACCGCGCTTAGCGACCGCGCATAGACTTCCCCAGCGTCACAAAAGTATCAAAGGTAAACAGGAAAAACACACCCGTAGCAATGTACAGGAGCATATCCTGGGTTGTGTTGGGTGCATAGCCGGTGCGGTTCTGCTCAATCAGGCGAAGAATACGATCCAGCTTGGACTCATCGCCACCTCCGCCGTTCATGCCGAAGTGCTCACGGACACTGCTACGGAAGCCCTCTACAGACGGATTGCTGAATGTCGGCAGTCGGGGGTCCGAGGGTGCGGCGGGTAGGGGCTTGGGAGTTGCGTTAAAGGACACGGTCTCCGGATTGTTGTCTAGGGGAAGAGAAGGTGCGACGGACTTTACCAGCTCGGCATGCTTTTCCGACTGATCGGGCCTCCCCCCTGTGAATGTCTCCTTCTTCTCCGTGGTCTCGGCTGTCACTTTTGCCCTCGAACCAAAGGGGCTGCCAAAGGCATCTTCAAGACTTGAGTAGTTCATACTCCACTTGTTCAAAGAAACACAGAAAAATATGGGAGAACTATAAATGCTGTCCTCTTCCAATGAATTCTTTGTGATCGGCGCATTGATCGCACACCTTGCGTTTATGCCTGCTCTTCAGATTGTTCGCGACCTGCTGGCTACGTCGGTCGGAAAGGCGGCGGCGCTCGCCGGCATTGTCTATGTCCACAAGTATCTCAGCTGCACGGTTGCTCTCCTGCTTACCCTTGTCTATCTCCGTGCTGGAAGCTTGGAGGGCTTCACGACGCCGACGACCACTGTTGCGCCCACAGTGACGTGCCCGAGTGGATATGCGCTGGATTCCCTTAGCAACTCATGCAAGCCGGTGTCGGCGATGTCGGGAAGCATTCCCCCCTCGTCCAGTGGCTCGCTGCCGGGTGCGGACGTAACAACGCCTCCTCCGATGCCCGGTGTGAGCAGCGCGCCGATGACAACGCCGACACCCACCATGCCGCCTGTCACGAATATGCCTGCAATGGGCGGTGTTCAGCCGTCCGGCGGATCTTCCTCTACGATGTCCCCCGTCTAAAATCTTAAGTCAGTGTAATGAAGACACCGAAGATTCTGGATGCGATCAACACCAACAAGTTTTTTATTGGCGTGATGATGATCTTGCTCAACATTGGATCTCGCCACTTGGTCGATGAATTCAGCGGAGACGAAGCGGAATACAAGCGCAACATTCTGCTTCGGCGTATTGCCATTTTTGCCGTGTGCTTCATCGCCACTCGCGATATCATCCACTCGACCCTGCTGACGGCCGGATACATTATCATTGCCTCGGGGGTCTCTCGTCGCAGCGCGGAAGGCATGGCAAATCCCAGCAAGAAGGTGGATCCGGGTGTGTCCAAAGCTGACCAGCCTGCCTACGACAAAACTGCGCCTCTGCTGTTCTAGATGATGTTCAATAGATCAGCCTCCTGAGTATCCGCTGAGGTAGGGATCGTTGCCTTCGTCTTCGTCTTTGCCTTGACGACAGGCTTGGCAGGGACCGTCTTAAGGCGCTCAATCTCCTTCTTCATATCAGACGCCTCCTTCTGCATCTTCTCAAACGCAGAAACCGTAATGTTCGTATCGGGAACCAGCTTCTCGTATTCAAAATCGTATACGGCATTCGCAAGTGCCACGAAGGTTCCGACTGGAAATCTATCATGTTGAGGTCGCCCAGTATTGAAAATGATCCTTTCGGTATTGGTTTCTTTCTCAAGCTCCATTCTCATGTATCCAAGATGAAGTCCCTTGTAGAAATGCGACTGTCCATCTGACCATTCCATCATAATCATGTCCTGCTTGGCACGAAGAACCACCTTCAGTTTTCCAGTAGGATCCGTTCCGGTTGCAATGAACATTACTAGAGTACGTGTGCGTACCTGAAAACGCAAAACGGATTGAGTTTGGACAGCGAAGTAGACAGTGACACGATGGATCTCCACGCACTCTTTCTAACACCACGCCCAGATGGACAAAGTCTCTTTGACCTCTTCCTTGCCGAGTGTCAAAAGTGGTACACTCAACCTGCCCATACCTTCACTGAACTACGAGTACGAGACAACAAGAAAGTTCGCGGCGATGTCTTTGAAGAGTTCTGCGTCAAGTATCTCAAGCACGTTCGCAAGATGGACACTGTATGGCTCCTGAAAGACGTGCCCGACGAACTTCTGACCACGCTAAGCCTCAAACGCCCGGATGTCGGAATCGACATCGTGGCCGAAAAGGGTGGAAAGTACTATGCAGTCCAATGCAAGTACAAGACACACGTATCGCACAAGAAGAACGTCGTCACGTGGAAGCAACTGTCTACGTTTTATGCGCTGGTGTTGCGCACTGGACCCTGGGCACAGTATATCGTCATGACAAACTGTGACTATTGTCGGCATATGGGGAGAAAGACTCCGAAGGATGTATCGATCTGTTTACGGACCTTTCAAAAGATCACGCAAGAAGAGTGGGTTCAGATGTGCGAGCTACGAGGAGAGGCAGTTGGACCGGCAGTTACGCTCACACCTGAACAATTACGAGCGGCGCGTCTTGCGAGATTTGCGGGTGCGCCGTGATGTGCGACGGCGACCTGCGTATTTATTGAGTCGCGTGTTAAGCTTAACAAGTGCGGCCTGTGCCTTTTTTAGCGCTTTTTCCAAAACCACAATCACTTCCGCTTGATTATTGAGAGGCGGGGGGCTTCCGACCGAACCTTGCGAATCGCCTTTTGGTTCCGGCGCCGCTGCCGCTTCTTCTGCCTCTTTTATTTTGGCATTGAGTTTGGCGATACTGTCTTCAACTTTCCCTATTTGTAGTAGAATACCTTCAATTTTCTTTGTTTTTGCTAGGAACTCCGCCTTGGCCTTTTCGTCCTCTGCCATCTTACTTAGACCATGTATTTTTTTAGCGTTGCTCCGCGACCACGACGGCGACGCGTGCCACCTTTCTTCTCCTTGGCCTTGATCTTCTCAATCTGGGCCTTCTTCTTCTTAATCTGCTCGTCGGCGTCGCTGTGGGTGAATGGCTTGTACGGCTTTTTTCCATCACGCCACTTGCCGTACTGCTTGTAGTGCTCCTAGTCAGCTATCTCGTCCTCCAGAGTTGATATCTTCTTCGGCATTTACTTCCTACGCGAGGTTTTTCCGCGCGAGCGACGGCGCCGGCGAGTTCCCGCACGGTGCTTCCGTTTATGATGTTTGAGAACGCTGCGACCGATCACTCCTGCTGCGTCCTCTTCTACCTTCGCCTGCAGAGCCGCCTCCGCCTTGCGCGCCAGTTCTGCCCGCACCTTCTCTCTCTCCTCTTTCTGCTCTGACGTAAGAGCTGCCTCCGCCTCCTCCGCCCGCTTCTTCAGCGCATCACGAGATGCCTTTGAAAAGTGTATGACAGATCCACGCATTTACCTTACTCACAGATTTAAACACGGCGACGGGCCGTAAGGGCCCTTGTGGACCGTGTCTTGCGGCCGCGACGGGTTCCCTTGCGCGTCTTGCGGCCACGACGGCCACCCAAATCTTTTCCGTGCTTCTCGAGCCAAGATGCTAGGATCACTTTCTTGTTGGCATCGCTAGCATCCTCATACTTTTTCTTGGTTTCCGGTTTCGCCTTCTCGTTGAACGCCTTCATGGGAGCTTCGGCCTTCCGCTCAAGGATCTCCTTGACCTTGGGGTGAAGGCTGAGAGCTTCGCCAACTTCGAGTTTCAACATCTCCTTCTCGTCCGTGATGATTTCTGACCAGTGGCGCCACAGCTCAGGCGCCTCGGGGACATCGGCCCACTTATCATACTTGCGAACCACGAACTTGCCATCGGGGCCCCTATCTGGGAGCGCGCTGCCGCCCGGTGTGTGGTTGCCCTTATCGTATTCAAGGGCATACCCCGCAAGCTCGCGATCCCATGCCTCGCCGTAACCCTCTTCCTCCGCCTCCTCCTGCCGAGCAAGGACCTTGGCCGCTTCTGCGGCGGACATTGCCTCGGCTTGAGCTTCGGTATACTTCCAAAGTTCCGTGGGCATTTACTTTACTCACAGATTTAAAGCTTAATGACAACGGAGTTCTTGCCCGTGGATCCCGCATTCTTCTTGGGATTGGACCCACGAAGCGCCGATGCCGGCGTTGCGGGAGGAGGACCATTTCCAGGGGGCACAATGACCGACTGCTTGATGTTCTTCAGGAGCTCATCAATGTTCGGCGGGCTACGCATTTCCGGAGCCGGCGCGGGTGCCGGAGCTGGGGGCGGCGCAGGAGCAGAGACCTTCACCTTGGCACCACCACCGATCTTCACCTGCTTATCGCCCATCGGCTGCTTTGGAATCATAGACGGCGGCGGCGCAGGCGGCATACCGGAACTCATGAAACTCATGAGCCCAGCCAGGGGGTTTGTGGCCTGAGGAGGTGGGGGAACATTGGCAGTTGTGCGCATCTGCTGGGTTTGGTTCTGCATGGCAGCCGCCGCCAGCGATCGGGCAATGTCGGGGTTCTGACGCATGATGTCGTCAATGTTCGGGATCGGGGCCTTGCGGGTCATTTGGTTCGTCAGATGAACCATATAGACCATCATGCATGCGCGCATCGGGATCTTGACCAGCGGGTGCATCTTGAGATTGTCGCCATACTGATCGTAGAGCTCCTCAAAATCATCCTCCAGATCCACCACGTTCATCTGTGCGGATTCAGAGAGACCGTCCAGCTGAAGTCCAAACGCCTTGAGCAGAGTGACGTGCTTAGAGCCATACTCAAGACCGCTCATGGCCGTCACAAACCACTCGGAGAACTGCTTGATCGTGGCATCCATGGACTTTTCGCGCTTGATGAACTCCAGTTCCAGCTTCATCTCCTCAAGCGGAGACTCCATGGTGAACCGCTTGCGCATCGGCACGCCCATCTTGGACAGACGCTCAAACTTCCGAAGCACCTCATACTTCTCCTTCATCAGCGCTTCGTCCGACACCCTGCGAGGGGCAACTTGGGGCGCATAGGGCTCGGCATTGAAGTTCATTGTACCCCCCATGCTGATAGGGCCTGTCTCTTCGGACGAAGGGACAAGTTTCGGACCCGGCACGGCGGCAGGCACTTCATCAAACGTAAGCGTAGGAAGATCTACCGTCTCCAAATTAGCGATTCCTGCGGACTGAGGATTTACGAGTAGGTCTACGTCCATTCTTACTTCTTGACTTGGGCTTCCTTCTGAAAGTTAGAACGCGACGACGGCCACCGCCTGCCCGAGGAGTAAACGGCTCTTCATCTTTACTAGGCGTCGGGACGTTCTCTCCTGCCGCGCGCCGCCGTTGCCGTTCGGCTGCAGCAGTTGCGTGTCTTTCTGCGACTGCAGCCAATTGCTCCGGTGTGAGGGCTTTTGCCGTCCCCGCTGCGACGCGTGCCGGTCGTTCTGCTGCATGCCGGCGATGATACTCTGCGCGAGCAGCTTCTTCTTCGTTATACCTTTGAAGACGGGCCTTCTCTTTCGCAACGTTTGCATTTGCTTGATCCTTATCAGGGCCAGGCTGGAGAGCAGCTGCCACTCTTTCAAGTGCCTCAAGTTTCGTTCCTGCGCCTCGGCCTGCTGCCGCTGCTGCCGCTGCTGCCGCCGCTGCTTCTGCCTCAAGTCTCTTTCTCTCCGCCTCCGCTGCCGCCGCTGCTTCTGCCTCAAGTCTCTTTCTCTCCGCCTCCGCTGCTGCTGCTGCCTCAAGCCTCTTTCTCTCCGCCTCTGCTGCCGCTGCTGCCTCAAGTCTCTTTCTCTCTGCCTCCGCTGCTGCTGCTGCCTCAAGCCTCTTTCTCTCCGCCTCTGCTGCCGCTGCTGCTTCTGCCTCAAGCCTCTTTCTCTCCGCCTCCGCTGCTGCTTCCGGTCCAGGCGCCGGCTCATCTCCGGGGTTAGGCGGAGTTCCGGGTTTATTCCACTGCGTTTTGTTGGTTGTGAGATCCCACCAATAGGTACGGCCATCTGGGGCGACTGCATGACCCCATCCCGGGACGTCGTCGTCGCTTGGCTTCTTGTTCTTAGCTCGCACTGCCTCCAAGTGTTCCTGTGCCGCCTTCAGTGCCGCTGCCGCTGTAGCTTCATCCTCTGGCCTTGCGGCAATACCCGCTGCGACTAATGCAAAGACTGCAGCGGTGCTGCCAAGAGCAAGTCCAGCTTCCATTGTATTTCGCCCACATTTAAGTCTTTGTGTGTTCTAACACCCAAAGTCCTTGTAGAAAGGAATCGGCCAAATCGTCCTTCTTAGGGTGCTTGGCGAAGTGTTCTTGGTTTGCAGCAGGGACGAGGGCGTAGGCGTGCGTTATACCTGTCTTCTTGCGACCCTTGTACGATGCAGTTGAATCCTCCACGGTCACAATGTTAGAGAGCTTGTGGGTTGCCGATACACCTGAACACTGAAACCCGCGGCACGAAAAATACATCTGAATCATCGCTTGGACTCCGAACATTCTGCGGTCCATCTGATTCTCCAAGGCAACAACCGTGGCGCCCTTCCACGATGCAGCACGAGCATCCAAACTCTTGATGATGGCCGGTGCCAAATCCAATACAGATCCCTGAATAGCCGACGACACACACTTCTTCCATGTATTCTGCTTGCGGTGGTTGTAGAGCAGCCCTACAAGGTCGGACTTCTTGGTCGCATCGGTGGTCAGACCCTCGGCAGTAATCTGAGTGTGGAGCTCATTTGGAGTGAGCTTGTTGATTTCGGCCTTTGTGACCTTTGTCTTCTTGCGCGGCGTATGCTTTGCACAGCTAAAAAGTCCATTGCTTGCATGCTCATACCGAGCAGCGGACGTGCACTTATGACATCTAGGAGCACCGACACCGGCCTGTTCTCCTAGTACGTCAATGATGTTCCAATCTACGATGCGTACATCGCTGCGGTCTGTGCCTTCCAGAACGCAAAAAGCTAAATTACGAAGTCCAATATCAAACGAAACAACTTTCATTGTACGTTTACTCAAATTCGGTGTAAATGTCCCCCTGTCTCCTCCGGTAGAAACCGCCTGCTCCATCCCCAGCTGAGAAGAGAGCAGTTTCGTTTGTGTGCACCGTAGCTCGCAGCCAAGTCTTTTTTTTCAAATCATTTTCAATCAAAGGATATTGATGCAACTTGAGACTCAACGTAGACATTGCTGTCCGCAACCTGTCTTTCTGTTCATTGCGCGGAATCCGTCTCATTTCTGCGGGCCGTGAGAAGAATTCAATTCTTCGCTCAAGCCACGCGCGGACCAGCAAAGAATGCTGGCAGACGATAATATTGTGTCCAGATGTAAATGTATTCATAATTTCAATGTGCGCATCCACTTTCTCTGTCAGTGTCCGAAAGGGGTCGCGCATGAGCTTTCTGAGTTTTTCTGTAAATGCACTTGTGCTCGCCGCGAGTTGATTTGCGGCAATGGCTGACTTGGGAATCTTGTTGGGTGATGTGCGGTCGGCTGGCGGTGTGAGCATATTGAGGTGAATCCGGTCTTCCCAGCCGAGAAAGGGGATGATGAAGCAGCGAAGAACGTCAACGGGCAGAGTGTCAAGGTACGTGGGCGCGCCCACGGTCGCGTGGTAGATGAAAGATCGGAGTGCCATTGTGTCGGGGAGAGTCTGATTTTCTTGATCTAACTCAATCCATTTTACTTCTACGCCGTGGCCTTAAGCAGAGAAATCAGGACGTTCTTTGCGTCGGCCTTGCCATACGGAATACCGCGGGTCGTCAGAAGCTCCTGCAGCTCCTTCTTGGACTTGTCCTGAAGGCCATCCGTGTCAAGCGGCGGCGGCGCACCCGTGATGACCTCGGCCTCCTTCTCAACTGACAGGCGATCATCGTCATCCTCCTCGTCCGACGTGGGGATCTCGGCCTGCTGAACGGTTTCCTGGGGCGGCTCAACAGTCGCCAGCTCAATCTTCGGCTTGGCGACGGTTGCCATCAGCGACTGGTTCAGATCGCCAATGACCAGTGCCACGGCGTTCATGTTCTGGAAGAGACGCGTCTGCTGCCAGTAGATCCAGCCTACCATGCCCGCAAGAACGAGAACCATAGACGCAAGAAGAGCAATTGCCGCGTGAAGAAACTCCATTTATACCGAGGGCAGGGAAAGGTTGTGGCGCCTTAAACGAGGTCCTCCTCTACATATCCCGAGATACGACGAGGGCGGGTCTGTGGGCAAATCCAAGCGCCGATGATAACGAAAATCACACACGAAACAACAATCCCAAGTGTAGTGAGGGCAATAACTCCGTCTTCATCCATTGTCATTCTTTCCCTGCTAAAGGTAAATGGGTCGTCGTCGTTTCAAGATGTTTGGCGGGGTCGTAGACGCACTTGGGAATACGATTGCAGATGCGCTTCCCCCGATGCCACCCGCGGCTGCTCCCGTTGTATCCAGTCCTTGGTCATTGAGTCTCTACGTTGCCTATTTCTTTGGCGGACTTCTCATCTTCTTTATCGTGTTTATCATCATTATCACGTTGGTTGGCAAGAGAGACCCGCCACCGCCCGAGGACTTCACCAACTCGGCGTCTGGGAAATAACCTTGCGTTCTCAATAAATGCCTGCTAAGAAAGGAGGTGGTTTTCTTGAGACAATGGTTGCATCGGGTGTGGGTGCCTACGCTGCGAAGAATTCTTCGTCACTGAAGGGACTGCTGTGGACGCTGGCCAAGTATGTTCTTGTCATTGTGGTTGTGTCGTTTATCATCATGTTTGTTCTCCGGCTGATGTCCACCGAGAACTTCGTGCCGGTCACGCCGTCCAAGGAGGGCACCGACAAGACGACGACGCCCGCTGGCAATGTCATTCTTCATTGATAGCAGTTCTTGTACGGACGGCAGCTGGCCTTCTGTGTGAACCCCATACGTCTACACGGCGTATTCTTGCAGTATTTCTTAGACATCAACCGCTTCTTCTTGAATGTCTTTCTCCGACCTCCTGCCACGGCGGCGTTCATAGTACTTTCTGCCGCCCTTTTATCCTTGATAACTTGTATTGCAAGATTGGTGACCCGGTCCATATCCTCGCCGTCGTCGCTTGGAGTGTAAGACCTAAACGCAGCAAACCACGCGTTCAACAAGTCTCTGTCGTATTGAAATTTACCGTCCGGGTATAGGGCATTGTAAGCCGCCTGGAGTTGGTCAGATGTCGTCGCCATTTATCTCTCGTCTGATATAAAATGAAGATGCCTGCAATGCCTAAGGTGCCTACGTGGGGATGGGTTCTGATCGCCCTCGCCGTGGTCTATTACGTGTTTATGCGGGAGGGCGTTGACAAGACGCTGAAGGACCAGCCCAAGGTGACGAAGCCCAAACCGACTACGGCTTAGACCGGCGAACATTTCAAAGCGGAATCCGCATTTAGGATAAATAACAAAAAACAGCAATAAGTAGAAAAGAACATGGATGCTGTTCACATACTTTCTATCGTGTGGTTTGTCGGAAGCATTGCTTGTTGTATCGGGGGATGCCATCGGTCGGCTGTGCTAGGTCGCAAAATACGTTCTCTTGAAGATAAACTTGAAAAGATAACAAGCCCCACTGTTGTCTATACCGCTCCGGTCTCTACGAACACATATGCAACTGCTCCTCAAATGTATAATCCTCCTCATATGCCGGTCTAAAACTCCTCGTCCAGACGAAGGGGAGCATTGGACGATACACGAGAATACTCGGACACCTTCTTCTCAAAGAAGTTGGTCTTGCCCTCCAGCGAGATCAGATCCATAAAATCAAACGGATTATGCGCACCAAAGATCTTCGGCGTCCCCAACTGGACCGCCAACCGATCCGCCACAAACTCAATGTACTGCGACATCATCTTGGCGTTCATGCCAATCAGCGAGCACGGCAGAGCATCGCAGATGAACTCCTTCTCCAGCTCCACCGCCTCCTTGATGATTTGGTGAACCGTGTCCTCAAAGATCTTGGTGTTCAGAGTGTGGAACAGGGCCACGGCAAACTGCGTGTGCAGACCCTCGTCACGGGAGATGAGCTCGTTGGAAAACGTCAGCCCCGGGAGCAGGCCGCGCTTCTTCAGCCAAAAGATAGAGCAGAACGCACCCGAGAAGAAGATGCCCTCCACACACGCAAAGCCCACCAACCGCGTTGCGAACGACTTGTCCGACCCCATCCAGTTCAGCGCCCACTCCGCCTTCTTGCCGATACACGGGACAGTGGAAATGGCATTGAACAGCTTGGCCTTTTCCTCCTCGTCCTTGATGTAGGTATCAATCAGAAGAGAGTAGGTCTCCGAGTGAATGCCCTCCATTGCGTTCTGAAAGGAGTAGAACAGCTTCACAACCTGCGAGTCCACTTCACCCTGGAAACGGGTCACCAGGTTCTCCATGACAATGCCGTCGGATCCAGCAAAGAACGCCAACACGCGCCCAATGAAATGCTTCTCATTTTCGGTCAGCTTGGCCCAGTCAGATAGATCCTTGGAAAAGTCAATCTCGTCCGGCGTCCAAAAGACGGCGACGCTCTGCTTGTACATCTTGTAGAGGTGGTGCTCGGACGACTTGATAGGAAACAGAGTGAAGGACATGCTGTATATATAGCGGAGAATACACTTAAACCTTTGTCTCCCGTTACTACAATGAGTAGTACGTCTAACGTTCAAAATCTCCTGACAAACGTGTTTCGCCCCACGTTTGTCTACAACACCACGACGAGCAACTACCAAACAAAACTAGAACTTGTCAACATTGACACGCTCTCGGCCAATGCGATCACCGTGTACTCGGCCAACGTAGGAGATGCGGCTAGCAATGTCTATGTTGGCGTGGGCGCGGGAAATGCGTATTCTATGTTAGCAAGCTCAAGCAATACAACGGACACATTCTTAGGGGCTGGCGCAGGCGGATTGACATCAAACGTAAAAAACAGTGTATTCCTTGGCTACCGTGCTGGATACGGAGTTAACAATAGTTCAAACAGCATTTCCATTGGCGCAAACACTCTCAATGGCGGAAACTCCAATATTTATATTGGATGTGCCACGGGCATTGCCACGGGCAGCAACAACATTTTCATCGGACCGGGCGTTTCCAATGGAGGCACGTCTGTCTCCAATACCCTTCTCGTTGGGAGCGGATCCAACACATTGTTCAGAGGAGATCTCACGTCCAATCGGGTTGGCATAAATACGACCGCACTGACAAATCCCTCAAATTACATTACGCTTGACGTGAATGGATACACGCGCATCGGTGGATCCACAAACAACGGAAACCTTGGCATTAACACTCTTCCGGGCACCTATACACTGGACGTCAATGGAGACATGCGCGCATCCGATGGCTGGGCATCGCTGATCATGACCCACGACTCCAATAGCAATGCGAGCTTAGCCTTCACCAACGTACGCTCGGCCAATTGCAACGCAACCATTCAGTGCACAAGCGGGTTTTTCTCCTCTCAGGGGACAGCGTCGGGATCGATAGGTCAGCAAACGATTCGATCAAACGTTCTGCCCGGATATTTCATGTTTTCTGCAGAAAGTCCAGATGGAAGCGTGTATCACAACGGTCTTTTTTACAGACGCCGCGCTGTATACTCTGCCGTGTCTCAATCCTCAAACGCAACGATACTCGGTATGACTGTGTCAGCTGGTCTTTTCTTGCTTTCAAATGCATCAAATCTCAACTGGAGCACAACCTTCTTTCCAGCCGCGTCTATTCCGCCAACTCTGACACTCGGACCGGGTGTCGTGACGACGATCGCAGGCAGCAACACACCGGGAACCGCCGACGGAACAGGCACGGCTGCGCGCTTCAACACCCCAGACTCAATTGCTGTAATCCCCTCAAGCGGCAACATCGTCGTGGCCGACTCGGCCAACAACCTCATTCGGCTCGTGACGCCCCTCGGCGTCGTAACAACGCTCGCGGGCAGCGGTAGTCCTGCTTTTGCGGACGGCACAGGCGCGGCCGCAAGTTTCTTTACCCCGCGCGGTGTCGCTGTGATTCCCTCGACCAACGTGATCGTCGTGTCCGACACGAACAACAACCGCATCCGGCTCGTGACGCCTGCGGGCGTCGTGACGACGCTTGCGACAGGCCTCAACGGTGCGCAAGGAGTCGCCGTGCTTCCAGACGGAAACATCGTCGTGGCCGACACGTACAACAACCGCATCCGGTTGATTACACCGGCCGGTGTCGTCACGACTCTCGCTGGCAGTACCGGCGGATTCCTCGACGGCGTAGGCACAGCTGCGCGCTTCAATTTACCACTCGCAGTCGCCGTGCTTCCAGACGGCAACATTGTCGTATCCGAACAGAACAACCACCGCATCCGGCTCGTCACATATCCCGGAGGGGTGGTCACCACACTCGCGGGCAGCGGCACCAACACCTTCGGAGACGGAACGGGCGCAGCAGCAAGTTTTAACCAGCCAGCTGGGGTTGCCGTGATCCCTTCAACCAACGTGATCGTCGTGGCTGACACGAACAACCACCGCATCCGGCTCGTCACATATCCCGGAGGGGTGGTCACCACACTCGCGGGCAATGCCACCAACGCCTTCGCGGACGGCACGGGAGCGGCCGCGCGCTTCAGCAGCCCGAAAGGAGTCGCCGTCGATCCATTCACTGATCGAGTATATGTGGGTGACACGGCTAACAACCGTATTCGTCAGGTCACACTGCCGTACTCTTAAACTTCTCTACAATCTTGCGAATGGACACCGACGAGACGCCCGAGGCTGCTGAGACCTTGGCAATTTGACCACCGAGCACTGAACACACGACGCCAGCCACAATGGTCTTGGGCGTGTGCTCCATCTCCGGCATTTTCTGCAGCATCAGAACAATCGCATCACGGTCTGTGTCTGATATGTTCATATCTGCGCAGATGCGTTCGGCAATTCCAAGCTGAGTGCTGAGTACATTGGATCCACCGTCACTGAACCGCATGAGTGCCTTGCAAAGAGCGCGAATGGACACGTGAAACAGAGCGGCTACTTCTTCGTGGGTCCGAGTTGCGTCGTGCTGGCGACACGATGTGAAGATTGCCGCTGCCATCAGTGCCCTACGAGTTTCCCCTCGGGTCTTTTGCGCATCCTCCACCTTCTTGAAGGTTGCGCATCCATCCATAACAATGGCCTTGGGCAATCCTGCCCGAGCACACGACTGTTGAATCGCATCAAAGATACCCATCCAAGATCTCTCTCCGTGGCTTGAGAACGACCACGCAGACAGCTTTGCAATTGATTTGGCTTCTTCCGACGCTTGACCACCCCGCCTTCGCATCATCATGGATCCGTAGGAGGAATCGGGTAAAAGTTCGCTGGTAATGGTTCCTGTGCGTGAAGGATCGTCTTCTGTGTTTCCGTAGACACGCCACTCGGCTCCTTCGTCAATCTCGGCACCCATGATCGTTCCACACCGAGTACAGACGCGCTCTCCATCGTTAATGACAATTTCGTGCTCACACATATGTCTTTCTCTTCTTCTGAGTACGACGACGTCCGTTTTATCGCATACTGCCCAAAGTAGATGGGTCGTACACCAGAGGACGATAATTGGTCAGCAGAGGTGGGCGGTGTTGAGACAGCTTGCCACCGGCGGTCTTGAGCCACGACACGAGCAGATACTTCTCGTCAATGACCCACACCATATATCCACCTTGCGAGAGGGTGTTCATGATGTATTCACGGGCTTCTGCCATTTGGAACAACGGATAGCCAAAGACGTAGGCGGGGATTTCAAAGACGACATAGGGGGCATTGGGCGAGTGAATGGCTTGTTTGCGGATTTGACCGTAGAGCTGGGACAACACAGGTCTCATGGCTCGCATGCGTTTTTCGCGGCGATCTTCTTGTTCATCCCATACGTCACGGGCTTTCAGCATCCTTACATACTCATTGTAAGAATGTTTCGTTCAATCGCACTTGGAGGGGGTGGCGTTCGTGGTGGTCTTATGGTGGGTGGGTTGGCAGCACTTCGGGAACGGCAAGAGCTGGTCTTTCCCGATGGAATTTACGGGTGTTCAGCGGGATCGGTGGTGGCGACTGCACTGGCCTACAACATTCCGCTTGACGCTATTCGGGCTATGTTTGAGAATGATTTCAATTTGTCAGGTGTGATTCCAGGAATCAACCTGACGACCGTTACGGCCTTTACGACTGAGAAGGGTCTCTTTTCAATGGACTCCTTCACAGAGTGTGCGATCAAGGCATTTGACAAGGCGGGTGTTGATCTGCGAACGGCAACTATCGGCGATGCGCCGCAAAAGCTCTACATTATGGGGGCAAACCTTACAACCCGACGAACAGTGTTCTTCACAGGGACGGTTCCTATTCTGGCGGCAATGCGTGCGTCGTGCTGTCTTCCGTTTGTCTTCCATCCGCAGGTCATCTACAACAATGTCTATGTAGATGGTGGGTTTTTTGATCACAATATGCACAAGATTGTTCCGTCTGATTGCTTGGTCTATCACATTAGCCGTGCTGATCTGCTCATCAGTCCCGATCGTCTGAAGTCTATGAAGCTGTCTGACTATGCGGCAACAATCTACGAGGCTATGCGCATTGAATCGCATACAAACACGGTCCTTTGGTTTAAGAACGACTCCATCTCTCTACTTCAGGAACTGACCCCAGAAAACAAGAAACTTCTGTTTGACCAAGGATTTTCTCAGGCCTCACGCTTCTTTGCCAAACGTTTTCCGGAGATAGTCTGTTAGTCCATCTGCCGTTGGTCTGCCCGGGTAATCATAGAGGGCCGTTGGGGTCTCCAGCTTTACCGTCGGATACGCCCGCACTTCATACAAATCAGCCGTTTCACGCTCCTTCTCTGCGTTCACACGAATGAACGAGACTTCGGTATCCCCAAAGCGAGTCGGACCTCTTTCCAGTTTTTCCCATTCGGGCATGGCCTTAATGCAGTGCCCACACCAGTCCGTATGGAAAAAGTACAGGTTTGCCTTGTCTTTCGGCACCTCACGCTTGGGCGCCAGCACCGGCTTCCAGAGCTTCCATACAAGGACCACCAGCACGGTAAAGGCTAGGGCGAGAAGGATTGTATTCATTACTTCAGAACACGAGAAATTCTGCGCTGTAGCTCAAACCAACGACGATAGGCTTCTTCGGCCGTAATGGTCTCCTTGATTTGCATCCAAGCAACATCTGTGGTCATTCGCTCAGGTTCAAATGGACGTGGGTGGATCGTAACCCAACGGCCATTGTAACGGACAAGTAAAATGGATGTCGGTTCCATTATTGAGTTCTTTTGGTAGGTAAGTGGTAAATGGAAGTCATTGCACAGTCACTCTTGGCGGTTGGTCTCAATTACGGGATCCATTACGGGGCTGCTCGGTTTTACGATCTGTATTGTGTGCCGCATTCGCTTGCAGAGATTGCTCAGACGATTGTCGCAACCGCATCGCCCGTCTGCTCGGTTGCGATCGGTATTGTTCAAATGACGCAATCTAACTATGCATCCATCATCACCGTCTCCCTCGCAGGTAGCCTTGTCGGCCTTCTCAAGACCTAACGAGCTTGTCCGAGTGGTTAAGGAGACAGTCTTAAGATCTGTTGGCGAAAGCCGCGTGGGTTCGATCCCCACAGCTCGTATCAATTTTTTTGCTTAGACCCGCGGGAACCCAACCAGGTTGGCACCAATGCCGAAACCGGCACCTGTGCGAGCCGACGCGCCGACGCTGGGCGCATAGATATCCAGGATGGCGAACGTGGCCGTGGCAACCAAGGCAATCATGCCAACCTCGGCGACCTTGAGGGTCTTGCCAGGCAGCACAAACGCAGCAATGGCGACCGCAAGGCCCTCCAGGAGGTACTTCACGAGTCTGACAACGAGGTCGGCCATATCAACACCGGCAGAGGGGGTGGGCTTCGGCTTAGAATCCATTTGTTTAGTTCTATGATCCGAAGATTTTTTACACACCACCCGAATACACCTTGTAGGAAATGAAGGGTACGCCCAGAGCCCACACTGCCCACCAAGGGATATACAGGGAGAGGTACTGAAGCGCAACAAAGAACACGATGGCATGGATCGCCGCGGCCGTCAGCGTGGTCGGTCCAATGGTCAGCACGACACCAGGGCAGAGCAGAAAGAAGAGGTAGGCAGTGGTGAAGATGTCGTACATTTATCTTTACCGTATATTTTTGCCTTTGCGTGTTTTCCTGCGGGCTCGCTTCGGCTTTCTCGTTCTCCGACGGCGGCGGCCTCCGGCTAGTTCTTTGGGCATTTCGCCGAGATCTTCTTCTACGACAAGACGGCCTTCTTCTATATTGGCGCTCGTTACTGCTGCGTTTGTCTTGGGGTTGTTCTGCCTACCCGAAACCCGCCACGCTTCAAGCAGCGCGTCCTTGTTAAAAATCATACGACTGTCTCCCTTTAGACGAATAACTTCATCGCCCGTTTTGTTAGGTACGAACGTAATGGGGTCTATCTCCCATCCCCCCATTTCCGATCGTCTTGTATTGATTGTGCCATCGAGTTCTGCAGGGGTAGCACCCAAGTTCCTCATGACATGCAGAAATGTGTCAAGAATATCTTCATGTTCGGCCCTGGCGTCATCTGTCTTGGCCTCTGCAGTGTGGTCCTTAAGTACCTTTATAAAGTCACGCGTAGAATGCCCGGTGAGGTCTTTAAACCTTCTTCGCAATTCAGGGGATCCAATAAACTGCTCGGCTTCGACGGCCTTGGCGTCCCTACCCAAGAAAAACGCGTCGAATGCTTGCTTTCCCTGGGCAGACTGGTCAACAAATCGTCGCCAATACAATTTTGCGAAGGCGGCTTCCATTGTGGATTGCGGAGAAAGGACTTTCAAGTGAACCGTGGAGTAGAGTAAATGCCCCGCACTGAGCTTCCCAAGCGCGACGAGTCCGGCCCGATCGACTACCTTGATGAGGACCCCGAGATCCCGACGCAGAAGTACTGCATTGTCTCCTTCATCAGCCCCGAGAAGGTGATGAAGAACAAGGAGGAGTTCATGTTTGAGAAGTTCGTGGAGTGGATGGATTACGAGTGGAAGGTCAAGGGACTGGAGAGTCTCATGGCCTTCATGTCTAAGAAGTACTCTCTTAAGATTGACGACCTGATGAAGGATGCAAATGACTTTGTAAGCGTCCGCAAGGAGGAGGTGAAGAAGACGGACATTCACGAGCAGTACCAGATTTTCCTTCTCAAGAACGAGAAGGACCTGCAGGAGATGTATGACAACCAGGTGGATTTCCGCACGAACATCCGTGGTGTCAAGGTTCGTCGTGCATTTGCCACGGTGGAGGAGGCGCAGGTCTTTTCCAAGGTTCTTCAGCGCCGCTACCCCAAGGACAATCTCTATATCGGCAAGGTCGGTGCGTGGCTGCCGTGGGATCCCTCGGAGCACCTGATGCCTGAGGTGGAGTATGCTGAGAAGGAGCTGAACGAGCTGATGCGCAAGTACAAGGAGAACGAGGCGAACAAGGAGATGTTCTTTGCCGAGCAGCGCGAGGAGTCCATCAAGGCCCAGAAGGAGGAGAACGAGCGCCGTCGTAAGGCCAACGCAGCCGAGAAGGCGCTGGAGGACGGACTCGCAGCCGCATCGGCGCCCGTTCACCCTTCGGAGGGTGCCCACCGCGACTAAAAACCTTTGCGTATAAACAAGAGATGACAAGACGCGTGCGGAATCCAAGACGTCGCACTCTGCGGGGTGGTGCATACAAGAGCGTAGCCGATGCATGCGCTGCAATACGTGCCGCCATCAGTCAGGGAGCAGCAGATACAGTTTTTAGAAAAGCATCCCGTCAATATCATCCAGATAAAGGTGGCGACCCAGAACAATTCAAGATGTTGTCAGTTTGTCACGACAATGACGAGCAAAGGCGGCGAGGAGGTAATGCACCGGCGGCAGCGGCAGCGGCAGCGGCACCGGCGGCAGCGGCAGCGGCACCGGCAGCGGCAGCACCGGCAGCGGGAGTTCCTCGGGGTCAGCCTCGGCCGGCGGCAGCGGCATATGCAGCAGAACGCGCAGCAGCGGCAGAAAGACGTCGGCAAGAAGCAGAAGCACAGCGTGCAGCGGAGGAGGAGGCGGATAGATACCAGAGAGAGGCAGAAAGACGGGATAAGGAGCGTCGTGAGAACGCAGGAAGAGAAAGGGCTGAGCAGGCGAGTGCCAAAAAACGTCGGATGGATGAAGCGGCGGCAGAGCGCGCAGCAGCAGAGGCAGCTCGGCCTATTGTTGTCAAGGAGAAAGCGAGGATTAGAACTATACTGAAGGAAAGGCACGAAGCAAGAAACGCTCAAGTAGACAGGGAGCAGGCGAAAGACGACAGCGATGAGCAGAAGCGTGTTTATGAGGCTGTGTTGAGGGATTTTCTTCATATAGCGAGTGTGCAGGAACGGGAAGCGGCAGCGCGGCGTGTAACTGCTGAGTATATGGCGGAGTTTACGGATTATGACGCGGGGGGTTCCGAATTTCGCGGAGCGCGTGCCGTGCTCGCCGCCCTTAACCAAACACTCGCAGAATATGCTATGCGGGCAACTCCACCTGAAGATGTAGCAAGGGTGAAAGCAGCACAAAAACAGGCTGAAGAAAGGGTGATTGAAATGAGCCGTCGCCAAGGTGGTGCTACTCGCCGGTCTTCTTTACCCAGATTGCTGGCGATGCGTTCTTCCTCCGCAGCGCGCCGGACGTATAGTCGTCGGCGGCGAGCATAGCGGACTGGAACGGGCGGTTGTCGGTCCACAGGGTTTGGTCACAAAGTCTGAACGGCGGATGCTCAGATGCCTTGTACCAAAACACTTGATCTTCTAGCTTGTTGGAGGCTACGTTGTTGCAAATGACCAGTCCCTCGTAGTTTTCTGTGCATTGGTCCATGAAGTCACAGAACATTTCAAAGGTAGGAAACATACCTGCGTAATTCTCGTAAATTCTACGACGATTCCCTAGGATATTCTCACGCAGAATGAAGACAAAATCCACGTTGGTACGCAGGTTCGGCGTGATGCCGAGCGGGTACTGCATGGTAATAATGGTCATCATATCAAGATGCCGACCGTTCATGAAAACAAACCGAGTGGACTCTTCGTTGATCCACTCCTTGGCTGCGTACAGGCAGTCGTCCAAAATCAGAAACGCTCGGGGATCAAACGGGGCTCCGGATGTCTTGGATTTCAGAAACCGTTGCTTTGCTGCAAACTGACGCTTGATAAACGATTGGACCTTTGCGGGTTCATACTTGTCGTGAATGAGCTTGGAAGGAACAAAGGCTTGAAAGTACTCGTTCACGACCTCTGTGGGTGAGATCACCATTCCGGCAGGGAAGCTGTCTTGAACGTTAAACAGCAGGTCACGAGCCAAGAACGATTTGCCCGTGTCTTTCTTGCCGATAATGACAATCATAGGACTTTTGCGCGAATCCATTCCGCATCGGTCTTTGATCATGTCCATGTTGAACTTCCTGAGTTGAAAATTCATCTTGTTCTCACCGTCGTTTATTTTTTGACATTCATCACCGAGACACTTCATAATGGGAAAGGACTTGAGAACGACGTCCGTGAACATGAAGATTCACCGCGTACCGAGGCTGGACGGAACGCACTGGTCTATGAAGACAATACAACCCTTTTTCCCCTGCCTTGAAAAGCTATTCAAGACAGAGAATGTAGCGGGTCTGCACGAGTACGGAGTCAAGCTGGACCAGCCGATTGATTCAATTGTAGACGCAACTCACGTCAAGGTTGCAGGTAAGACCATTCCCGTTCATCGCAAGACGACGATGATTCTGTCGCCCTTCAAGACCATGCGTGGTGACTACGGATCGTTTGGTGTTCCGAAGCGCGCCAATGTAGCGGATGATATGCACGCCACCATGCAAAGCCCTCACACAGCCGCCTATGTTGGAGCCATTGCGTCCATCGCTCTGTCTGAGTCCGAATGTGTTCACTTTCCGACTGTCTATGGCGTATACGTTGGTGTGTCCGGCTCTCACACCATTGACATTTCGGATGATTACGAAGAGCTCACCGAGAAGAGCTGGTTTGCGGACCGTATCGGCAAGACGTTTGAACTGAAGCTTCGGACGGCGGGCCACGACGCCGAGTTCAGCCATACGCGTCGGGCCCGTATTGCACTTGATACAGCGGAAGAGATTGAGTTGGG